CAAAGTGCTCGCGGTGTGGGAGTCGCGTCCGCTGGCACTGGAGAGCGAAAAGGCGCGTTACATTCTCGATAGGCTCGCGACTCAGTATTATTGCTATGTGTTTCCTTACATGCACCAGGAGAGCCGGGTTATTGTCGGACCTGATATGGATAAGTTGCAGCAGTTAGCGGAGGCTATCTGAGAAAAGACTCGCATCGAGGGCTACGTCGATGCTCGAACTACGCAATACGTAGGAACGAATTGCTATCGCTCAAGGTAACTAGGAAAATTCCGGCCTCGACTGCAATCTTCCAACTTGCCCAACGCGCCGTCGGATCGCTTTTCTTACATCCGGTCGATGGTCTTTTTCATCTGCTCTTCATCCGCATGGAGATAGCGTTGTAAGACCTACGTGATAAACGTGAAAAGGGTGAAAAGGTATGCAAGTCATGGTGGTCAATTATCTTGACTCGCGCATTGGCAAGCGTTCGAAGTGAAGATCAATCAGGAAAAAAAAGAAAAAAGAAAAAGAAAAAAAATGTAAGCAGATTGGGATTTACTTGGCGAAAAAATAGTTGTCAATAAAAAAGTGATACTCGACCAAAGATTGTTGGACTGTAGTGGACTGTAGTTGACTCTGTGAACATCTGATGATGAAAAAGACGTCTTATCGAGTTGACGAAGTGGCGGAAACTTTACATTGCTCAGAGAGGACAGTCCGTAATCTGATCAAGCGAGAAGAGATCGAAGCATTTAAAATTGGTCATACTTGGAGAATCAGGGAAGATGCCATCGAGGACTTTACAACCAAGAAAAGTGGAAAACGTGACCATCCGTAGCCTTCCGTGACAAATAAATAGCCTCATTTTCCTTTTATTCCTCAGTTTTTAAGTACAGACTAGCAACAATTTAAGCTGACTCGGCGCTGATCACGTCTTGAGTCGGTTGTTGTTCGCAAAGGGCCGCTCCCGTGTCACGGCGAGAGCGGCTTTTTCTTTTTATGGAACCAAAAATCAATCTGGAAATCGAGCAAAGGCCGCAATCTTCGTATCGGTCGATCGAAATTCGCGTCTCAGCTGACGCAGAACGACGCCCGATCATCGATGGGCACGCGGCGGTATTCAACAAACCCAGTGAAGAGATTTTTTCCGTCAGGGGTTGGCGCGAAATCATTCGTCCCGGCGCATTCACGAAAGCTATTCAGAACGACGATGTGCGCGCATTGATCAACCACAAAGACGATCGACTTATAGGGCGCATGTCCAATCGCACTTTACTCCTCGAAGAGGATGAAGTCGGGCTGAGATCGCGCATTTTTCCGCCTGATACGAGTGACGGCCGCGATATTTTGGCGCTAATTCGCGGCGGCTACATGACGCAAATGAGTTTTGGCTTCACTTTGGACGAGGACGGCGAGTATATCGACCAGCAAAATCAGCTCCGCGAGATCATCAGCGTCAAGCGGCTTTACGACGTTTCGGTCGTTACTCTGCCCGCCTATCCCGACACGGAAGTCGGTTTACGGACGTGGTTTAGCCGAAAAATAGCCGAAATTAGCGAAAAAACACCAGAAAATGAGCCAACCGTCCTTCAAAAAGCACTCAAAGACGCATTTTTAGAGAAATTAGCCGCACGCCAAGCCTTCATCGACGCCCGCACGCCGAACCAATTCAACCCGTTAGATCCCAGAGAGATTTTGAAAAACTGTTTAAAAAAATAGGAGAAAAATCATGTTAGACACGACCCAACTCAGACAGCAACGCGCGAAAATCGTTGAGCAGATGAGAGCAATTCAAGATGGGATCACGGAACGGGGCGAGGAGACAGCCGAAGAGACTGAAAAACTCGACAAGATGGAGGCTGACTGCCGAAATCTTGAAAAGATCGTTAACCGCGAAGAGGCGATTCAGGAAGAGGAGCGCAAACTCAAACAATCCACTTCGCCACTGAGTGGTGGTGGCGACGGAAACGGCAATGGCAATGGAGCCAATAGGCGCTTCGATGCGATCCGTTACCCACAATTTGGACAAGCACCAAGCGCTGAGCAAATGAATCGGGCTATTAGCTATGGCATTCAAGGCTGGCTAAGAGCCATGAAGCGCGATGCGAAACTGGAAACTGAGCATTACGAATCGGCAAAGATGCTCGGCTTCAACTTAAACTCGCGCGAGATTGAAATCCCGCTGCCTAAAGACTACCGCAGCGTCAAGAATGACTATCTCAAACGCGATATGTCTCTGACGGTCGGCGGCGGCGGTTACACGGTGCCGGAAGGCTTCGTCAATTCTTTAGAGCAAGCGCTTTTGACATTCGGCGGCGTCCGGCAAGTGGCTGATGTTATGCGGACGGATGGTGGCGGGGATCTTCCCTGGCCAACCATGAATGACACGAGTAACAAGGGTGCGATCCTGGCCGAAGCAACGACTTTCAGCACTTCGGTCGATCCAACATTCGGATCGGTCATCTTCAAGGCATTCAAGTACAGTTCAAAGCCGATCATCGTCAGCAACGAACTCTTGCAGGATAGCGCATTCGATCTCGCCGCCATGATCGGCGGATGGCTCGGCACACGCATCGGCAGAATCCAAAACGATCATTTCACTACTGGCACAGGTACGACACTACCGAAAGGCGTGGTCGTATCATCGGCTGAAGGTGTCGAAGCGGCGAGCAAAACGGCGCTAACCGCTGACGAAGTTATCAGCTTGGAGCATTCGGTCGATCCGGCTTACCGTCCAGGTTCTCTCTTTATGATGCACGACACGATTCTGGCAGCGGTGAGATGTCTTAAAGATGTGACATCGGGACAATTTTTATGGCAGCCGGGAATGCAAGCCGGCGCACCTGATCGGTTGTTGGGCTATCGCTATGTGATCAATCAATCGATGACGCCTACTCAGGCACAATCGGCCAAAATCATGCTGTTCGGCGATTTCTCGAAGTTCAAAATCCGTGACGTTGCGGGAATCCGGCTAGTAAGACTGGACGAACTGTTCGCGCAGACTGATCAAGTTGGCTTTGTGGCATTCTTGAGATCAGACGGTCAGCTCTTAGATGCAGGGACGTATCCCATCAAGCATATGTGTAATCACAAGTCCTAAGCCTCCACGGGCGACAGCGCTGCTCTCCCGCAGTCGTAAAACAAATAGGGGAGCGCATCTTGACGGAGGTTCTCTATGAGTTGGACTAACGCACATCTAAGTAAGCAAGTCATGTTCGTCCAGGGCATGACGATTGCGGCAGGCGCGACTGGCTCCACGGACGTCGAAGGTTCATCGATTGATATGCAGGCATACAACTGTACATCGATTTGTTTTGTGGTAGCGATGGGGCCGATTACGACCGGCGCAGCGACTTACCTCTCGGTGGAGCAATCCAATGATACCGGGTTTACCAGCGGCAACGAAGGCATCCTTGGAACGAAACAGGTCATTGGCGACGACAAAGACAACACGCTGTTCATCAGCGATATTATTCGGCCACAAAAACGCTTCGTGCGGTTGCACATGGACCGTGCCACGCAAGCATCGACATGTTTTGTACTTGCGATCCTCTACGGTTTCAAGGAATTGCCGGTGACGCAGGCTGCTGCCCATGTAAGCGGAGCCGAATATTTCGTTGATCCAATCGGAGGCGCGATCTAGCGATGCCATTCTCCGAACCTATATCTACGTGCGCCAAGATCGTCCCGGCTATCCTCTACGGTGACGGTGCGGCAGGTAGTTCAGCTATTGAAGGCGCGGCACTGGATCGCGATAACTTCGATCATGTGTTGATCGTGGTCATGTTCGGCACGATTACTACCGGTGCAACGCTTTCGATCAAGGCGCAACAAGGGGATGCCGCAGACTTGAGCGATGCCGCCGATATTACCGGGACCAAGATTAGCGTAGCCGACACCAAGAGCGACACGATATCCTATCTCGATATCTTACGGCCGGCCAAGCAATACCTCCGTGTCTATGTCGATATCGCCGATCAGAACGTCGAATGCGCGGCGTGGTATCTCTGTTATTCGCCACACACAAAACCCATTACTCAGCCGACTGGCGTTAGCGGTGAGATTCATAAAGACGAGGTCGCAGGCACAGCATGAAGCGAATCGGATTAATAGCATTACTTTTACTATTGCCAGCGCTCGCCAGCGGGCAGGTTCAGTTTCCTAGAGGGGTATGGACATGCTCATTGGCTGACTTGGCTGCGGTACTGACGGAATGTCAGGCGGCGGCCACCTCGCCAGATTACTATGTAGTTACGCAATTGATTGTACAAACTACAACGAGCACATCGGGAGCATATGCAGTTAGGACCGGCACTGGAACAAACTGTGTGACCGGAACAGCGGGGCTGTTTCCTTCGGCTACATCAGCGACATTCAAGGCCCCAATAACGACGAATCCCACGGCGGTCATAAATTTTAATCCACCCTTACAGGCCCCGGTGGGCGCGGCAATTTGTGTTTTCGGCACGGGTACAAATTTAATCAATATTCAATTGATTGGCTACACGAACCGCTAATGAAAGTACGCATCGACACGCACTTCATGGATTTTGAGACCGGCTGCTGGCGCGAGCCGGGGCAGATAGTTGAGGTGCGCGACACCCTCGGTCAGGATTGGGTGAGTAAGGGTTGGGGTATCGAGTTGAAACAGCCCGCGCTGGAAAAAGAAGTCATCGAGACGCCAGAGGATCAAGCGGAACCGGCCAGGCGCGAGCGCGCGACAGTGAAGCGCAAAACAGATGAATGACTATCGCTGCGATCAAGGCATTTATAATCTCACCCTTGCTCCTGTTGTCGAGCCAATTGGCCTGGACGAGATCAAGGCACACTCGCGCATCGATATTACCGACGACGATCTTTATATCCAAGAACTGATTCTTGCCGTCCGTAAAGGTGCCGAGCAGGAATACAATCTAGCTTTTCTCACACAGACCTGGACGCTTTCACTTCCAGCCTTTCCGTTTGGAGTTGAGCTTAAGATAAACAAGCGGCCGGTCCAGTCGGTCACTAAGATTGAATATGTAGTTGATGGCGTGACGCTAACTCTGGCGACTAGTGTTTACCTAGCCGATCTCAACTTTCGTCCACCGCGGATCGTTCTCAAGATCGGACAGTCATGGCCGTCATTACAGCAGCCATTACCCGGTTCGGTGCTGGTTACTTTTAAAGCTGGCTACGGCGACACGGCCGATACTGTGCCGCATCATCTGAGGATTGGGCTGGCCGCGCGTGTGGCTACTCTCTATGAGAATCGCGAGTCTCATACGGTCGATGTGCCGGCATCTTTCGGTTTTATAGACAACTTTTTTGCCAACGAGAGGTTGTATTCAGTATGAACGGCGGACGGCTACGCGATGTCATCACAATTCAAGAGCAGAGTCGCAATCAGGACAGCTTTGGCGAGCCGCAGCAAGTATGGACGACTGTTGCTACGGACCGTGCCGAAGTCAAACAACTTACCGGACGCGAGTTCTTCAATGATGCGCGAGTGGCCTCTGACATCGACACGCGAGTGGTCTTGCGCTATCGCGACGGCATCAAAGCGAAACAGAGAGTCGTGTGTGGGTCGCGAGTACTGGATATCCAGAGCGTTATTATGGATCAGAAAAAGACTCAGCTTGAACTACTTTGCAAAGAGGCGGGATGAGCGAGTGTAATATTGAGGTGAAGGGCCTGGCCGAGATGATCGGCAAACTCGACCGTAAAATAAAGCGGCTTGAACA